GACTCGCCGGTTGGAGCTTGGCATTACCGAGGCCGTTTGGATGCACTCGCACGCGGGGAAGGTTCCGCGTCCGACGCACGTCGCGATGAACGGAACGCGCTTCAAGGTAGCTGAGGGGATGTGGGACAGTGCTGAGGGGAAATTCATACAGCCGGGGGAGTTGATAAATTGCCGCTGCACGTCGCGCTCTGTCTTACCGTTTTAGAGCGCGACGGGCAATAAGTTCGGGCTAGGGGTGAACCATAGCAGCGGCGGCGGTAGCGATGGTGGCAACGAAGAAAACGATGATTACGAGGGCGATAACGAATTTGGGGGACATTTGATTTCTCTCTTTCGGTACTAGGTTTGTACTGCCTGATTTAGATAATGCCATGTCACTAGTAACCTGTCAAGAATAAAGTTGAGTTGCAGCATAATTTGTTTGAGGTAATTATTGCGTGAGTATGCCGCTTACCGTGAGACTTGCTTTTGACGCTTCCTCCGCCCGCACAAAAGACGCGGACGGTCAGCTTCACATCGCCGTTTCTCACATCAGCAAGGCGACGGTAAACCCCTACTACGGCCATGAGATACCCGGTTGCGCGAAGTTGGGCTTGGACCCTGACAAGGTTTACCGGATGCTCCGTCATCCTGACGAACTGGCGAAGGGCGCGCACACGTTTGAGCGCAAGCAAATTCTCGGGAAGCACATCATCATCAGTGCAGCGGAGCCTGAGAAACAAAACATCGTTGGCGCGATCGGCTCAAACGTCGTCTTCAACGACCCATATCTCGACGCGGACCTTTGCTTTTGGGATGCGGAGGCGATCGCAGACATTGAATCAAACCGCGTGCGCGAGCTTTCATGCGCGTATCGCTACGTTCCGGTAATGACCCCCGGCATCTGGCAGGGGCTCGAATACGACGGAATTATGACCGAGATTGTTTGTAACCATCTCGCGCTTGTAGAGGCGGGGAGGGCAGGCAGTGATTGTATAGCAGCAGACGAGGACATAACCATGAAAATGACCAAACTGGGCAAAGCCCTTTTTCTGACTCTTGGAGGAATGAGCCCCACGCTCGCAGCGGACTCCGCGCTTGCCGGTTTGGTCGGCAAGGCTTCCAAGAAAAACCCCGTTGACGCGAAGAAAATTATCGCGCTGGACTCTGCACTTGACCCTGACAAAGTGGCGAAGACTGTTGCCGCTCTGATGGCTCTTGATGAAGAGAAGGAAGAGAAGCCGAAGGACAAGGAAGGCGCTGAGGACGAAGAGGACGACGACGCCGCCGAGGATGAGGAAGAGGACGACGAAGACGAGAAGAAAAAGGCAGCCAAGGACAAGGCGGCGAAGGACAAAGCCGCTAAGGACAAGGCCAAGGATGAGGAGAAGTCCGAAAAGGCGATGGACGCGAAGATTGCGAACATGCGTCAGGGACTCCGCGATGCTGACGAAGCAAAGCGTCTCGTTCGTCCGGTTGTTGGAGATGTTGTAGCGCAGGACTCCGCAGAAGAGATTTACGAATTTGCGTTGGATGAAATGAAGGTTCCGCATCAAGGCGTGACCGGCGTTGCTTCTCTCCGCGCAATCTACAATCTCGCCGCAACCAACCGCTCCGCCGCCCCCGCCGCCGTCGCGATGGATCACGCATCCGCCGCCGTCATGTTCCCCAACGCAGCCCGCTTTAGCCATCTGTAAGGCGCAAACCTCTCAAGCCCCGCAGTCGCAGCAACGCAGTTAGTTCTCAGGAGATACACCCATATGCCTTTTCAGACAACCATCAACACTCAGAACCCGATTGGAGTCGAGGGCGATTTCGCATCCGCGAACCCCCGCGCCTCCGCGTACGCCAGTGAGGGCGGCCTTATCGCCGGACCAAACGGCGTGACCGTCGGACGCTTCGCATGGATCGAAGCGGACGGCAAGACCGTTACCAACTCCGGCGAAGGCGCGGGTGCTCCCGATGGCTATGTGCATCGTGAGCAGGGACTCGCTCTCATCACCACGTACCTTGCCGAAGGTAGCAACCTCATCCCGGCGGGCTTTCCGGTATCACTCCTGACGGCGGGCGACTTCCTCATTGCCGTGCGCGGTCAGGCTTCCACGAAGGGCGCTGCGGTATATGCCAACTACGCGGACGGTACGCCGGTTATTGGCGCGGCCCCCGCAGGTACGACCGCGACGGGCTCCATCGGTTCGACGTTCACTGCGACTGCATCCGCCCCCGGCGGAGTCAATCAGCTTGCCGTGACCGCCGTAACGGGCTTCATCTCCGTAGGTGATGTACTTTCGGGTACGGGCATCACTGCAGGGACGGTCATTACCGGGCAGTTGAGCGGAACCACTGGCGGCGCGGGTAGCTACAGCATCAGCGCAGCATCCACGGCGGCGGCCAATACCGTTACCAGCTTCGGCAACGTCGTTGATGTGACCGCAGTCGTTGGAACGCTCGCAGTTGGCGATGCCATCACCGGAACCGGCGTACCGGCAAACGCGACCATCTTCTCTCAGGTCAGCGGAACTCCGGGCGGTGTCGGTATCTACACCCTCAACGTACCGGCGACGGCGTACGCGGCTTCCACGGCGCTTACCACTGTCGGCGGTGTGGTGACGAAGTGGACGGCTCGCAGCGCGCAGCCGGTCGGAGCAATCGCAGCAATGTCTTCGTGGTAGTTCGCCACTCAACCCCTAACGCATAACCATCTTCAGCCAAGCGGTAACGGAGAACTACCAACATGGACCCTATTCTCAAGGCACTACAACAGCAGGCCGGTATCCACTTCATGGGAGTGGATGCCGGACTGCAGCAGCGGGGAGGCGCGGCGCTGGCGATGGATGCTCAGCCCGCGCTCCTCACAACCTCCAACTCCGGCATCCCGGCGTTTCTTTCGACTCTCGTTGACCCGAGGGTGATTGACATTCTGATTGCCCCGAACCGCGCGGCGGAAATCGTTGGCGAGGAAATCAAGAAGGGTGATTGGACTACGGATACAGCAATGTTCCCCGTCGTTGAATCGACCGGCGAAGTTTCCAGCTACGGCGATTACTCCAACGAAGGCAAGAGCGGCGCAAACACGGCGTTTCCTCAGCGTCAGTCGTACACCTATCAGGTGGTGACGCAGTGGGGCGAACGTGAGCTTGAGCGCATGGCTCTCGCCCGCATCGATTGGGCGAACCGTCAGAACATCGCGAGCGTGTCCACTCTCGGCAAGTATCAGAACAAGACGTATTTCTTCGGCGTTGCAGGCTTGGAGAACTACGGGTTGCTCAACGACCCGTCGTTGTACGCTCCGATTGCTCCGACGATCGAGACGACTCTCGGCAACGCGGTAACGTGGGCGGCGAAAGACGCTCTCGGTATCTACGCAGACGCTCTCGCTCTCTTCACTCAGCTTCAGGTGCAGAGCAGCAATAGCGGCTATGTGGATATGGACGCGAAGATGACTCTCGCCATCTCGCCGGGTGTGCAGCCGAATCTCGGTAAGGTGACGCAGTACAACGTCAGCGTTGAGGATATGTTGAAGAAAAACTTCCCCAACCTGACCATCAAGACCGCCCCTGAGTATGCGACAGCCGCCGGGAATCTCGTGCAGTTGATCGTTGAGGAAGTCGAAGGGGTTCGCACTGCATCGGTCGCGTTCACTGAGAAGCTGCGCGCGCATCCGGTCTTTGTTGACCTGTCGAGCTTCAAGCAAAAGAAATCGCAAGGCACATGGGGCTGCATCATCTTCCGCCCGATGTTCATTGCGGCCATGCTTGGAGTGTAATAATCTGCAATCACTAAATAACGCGGGGCTTGGGATTACTCCTAAGCCCCGCTTCACATCGGAGATAAAGTAATGGCAAAGGTATTGATCGGCTGCAGGCTTCCTAACGGCCTAGTGTTGCGTCTTCCCGAATCGAGGATTCAATACACACTGGCGGGGCTGCATAGCTCCAAGATTATCGGTTCGACGTACGTCACGACCGAAGTTGACGCAGATTTTTGGTCGGAGTTCAAAGGACTCTATAAGGACTTTCAGCCCCTCAAGTCCGGCGCGATCTTTGAGGCGAGCAGCGCGGCTCAGGCTGAGTCGAAGGCGAAGGAACTCGTCAAAGAGAAGACGGGTCTTGAGCCGATGCCGCAGGATACTCTCGGAATCAAGACCGCAGAAAAGGAATAATTCACGATGGCCGCCTGCACATGGCAACCGAACACTCCGCCGGTCTTCAATCTCGGAATGTTCCTAGCTCGTTACCCGGAGTTTACCGCCGTGAATGCCGCGAACGCTTTGCGGCTTCCGGCGTTATTCTCCGAAGCGAGCCTCTACTCCAACAACCCGCGCATCAATGCCGCGACGCAGCTTGTCTACCTCAACATGCTGACCGCTCATCTTTCATTCATCTACGGCGACCTCGCCGCCGACGGTCAGGTTAGACCCGTGGGGCGTGTAAGCCAAGCCTCGCAGGGCTCCGTATCGGCGAGCTTTGAGGGCGTACCGCCCACGCCGGGGACGGGAGCATGGTTCATGCAATCGCAGTACGGCGCGGCCTTCTGGCAGGCTACCAGCGGACGCAGAGCCTTCCACTACCTGACGCCTCGCCGGAGCTTCTGCTAAATGGCTGACGACCTCGCAACTCGCGTCGCGAACCATCTCGCGCAGCTTGCCGCGAAGATGAGCGGAGAGGTCCACGTCGGCTTCCTTGAGGGCGCGACGTATCCCGACGGTACGCCTGTTGCCGCTGTCGCCTATTGGAACGAATACGGAGCCTCCGGCCCGCCGCGTCCGTTCTTTCGCGGCATGATCGCGCAGGAATCGCCGGGGTGGGGAGACAAGCTAAAGGGCGCGCTGCAGTTCACGGATAACGACGGAGAGAAGGCGCTCCGCATCATGGGGGAAGACATACAGGGGGCTCTCATTCAGAGCATCAACGACTTTACGACCCCCGCCCTCGCAAAGAGCACCATCAAGCGTAAGGGCTTCGATAAGCCGCTCATTGACGACGGCGTAATGGTCAACTCCACCGGGATTGAGGTAGTGAAGTAATGGACCTTCAAGGCATCGCCAATAGCATGGCTGACGTAGTGAACCCGAACTTTATCGTAAGCGTGCAGCGTTCCACGGGCTCAACTCAACCCGTAGCGGGCGCGCGCCGCGTTCCGCAGTATGCCGCGCCGGTAAGCGGCCCCGCGCAGATTCAAGCTCTCAACAACTCCGACCTTCGCCAGTTAGACGGCCTCAACATTCAGGGCGTCGTGCAGTGCATTTACCTTCGCGGTGCGCTCGCCGGGGTTGTGCGTGCGAAC